CCGTTACACCGTCCCCGACAGCGCCGAAATCTTCTGGAGTCAGCCATGCTCGGTTCTCGCGCACGGCAACGGTAGTTGCAACTGCGCCAGTACCCGGAGGGGTGTAAGAAATAAGAGCAGCACCAGCATTGGTGCCACTTTGATTAACAGCTTTGTCAACACCGTTAAGCCATGCCGCATTTACTACTGTTTGTCCATCTGTAAACTGTGTCATGCTGTCCCCGAAATACCCCAGCCAGCAACAAAGGTGCCTGAGATAGTAGTTGTATTTGTAGCTCCGCTGGTGCCGTTAGGATAGCCAGCAGTCTTAGATCCGCCATTTTCCCAGAAAGTAAGGGAACCGGATACTGCGCAACCAGCTACCCCCTGCCCTGCTACACCCACTGAATTCATCAGGGTGCATGCCTGTACTATACCGGAGTAGTGGTCACCATCATTGTCAAACGTGTAAGGTAGGATGTTAGATTTCTCTTGAACACCGCGAACAAAGTCCTGTGGGTGACGGGGTTCCCAGTCTTCATCGCAGACTAGTAGCCCATCCCACCGTTTCCGTATCTCGTTTGATTTGTATTTCCTACCGCAGGACATGCAGTAGATATTGAACAAACCAGATACAAAGACTTCCTTATCATCTAACACTAGGCATCCTTATGACGGACTATTTCTTTTAGATCATCCAGCTTGCGCCAGAGTTCGTCTTTAAATTCGCTGAAGTCATCTTTGAGGAGGTAGTGTACTTTAACATCGACTACTTCCTTTGCTAGTTCCCGATGTAGTTTTTCGATAGTTTCCATACGCCCCTTTGTATCCTCTAGTTGTGTCCTCATTAGGTACAACAGAACGGCTAAAACCCCATTAAGTACCCAGCTAATAAGATGTAGGTTGTCCATTTAGAATGATGCTAGTACAGTAACTTGGGGTAGTGTCCCCGTGATTGCAGTTACGTTAGCACGTATAAAACGCCATGTAGACTGCACAGCAAAGCCGTCAGCAGCATAAGTAGCGGTACCACCCGTTAAAGTAATAGTGCCTAGTGGTGTAGAGTTCCAATAGTTATTGGCAAACGTAATGTAGTAAATACCCGTGGTGCCGGTAAAGGCAGCGGACAGGGTTAGACTGGTAGCAGCTACTGCAGAAAGAGTAACGCCTAGAGGCAGACCTGTAGCGCCTAGGGCAATCATACCTACGCCCAAAGGACCCATAATTTGTGGGTTGCCTCCCTCAGGTAGACCCCGAAGGGCAGAGGCAGTTGGAGGAACCAGCCACATGTTGGGGTAAGGTACAGAGAGGAAACTCTGGTATGGGAGGCTGTTAATGCTGCGTTGACCGGTAGGCTGATTGTTACCATCCAGTACGTTAAACGTATTGTACGTAGTCGTAGGAATAGTTACAGTAGCAGAACTGTTAGTAAGTTGAACAGGTAAAAGAACGCCTGCACCAGACAGTGCATCGTTAGTACCTTGAATAGTAATTGTGGCTGTTGGGCCGGCAACGGTATCCGTCAGAATAGCTTGGAAACCGGTATAAATTGAGTCCTTGTATTTACCAAGGGAGGGAGTTGCAATAGCAGTGTAATTAAGACCGATGTTGGGATCCCCCCAGATAAAAGGCCGTACACCTGCACCTGAGCTTACGAGAGTGGCATTAGACATGAGAAGTCCTTAGAAGTAAAGATGGCCCCTCGCGGGGCCACCTGTATTACTGGAAGTAGTACACAAAAATAACCCAAGGACCGCCAACAGTTGACGCGGTAACCGAGCCAGCCGTAACAGTTTCTTGGTAGTAACCAGTCATCTGAAGATCCAGACCGGGCTCAACAAAGTAGTTATAGTTACCGTCAGCACCCAGCAAAGCATTCAGTGCGCCAGAGACGCTCCAAATTTGTGGGGTACCAGCAGTAGTGTTATAACCCAGAACTTGAGCAGGCTGAGCATTCCAATAACCTTGGACAGAACCTGCAGTGCTGCTTTGGGAAGCAAACACGCCTACGTTCTTAAGGCCGGGAAATACTTGGAAGCCCGTAGCAATACCACCTGTAAAGACGTTCGCTGTGCCGAAATAACTATCGGCTACAACTAGACCCAACGTACCAAGAGACACACCTTGGAAGTTGTTGTTGGATACGTTTACACCAAACGAGCTACCAATAGCACCACACTGAATAGCTTGGGTAGTAGTGGCAAGTAGGGTGACAGTAAACTTACATGGGTCAGTAGCGTCAGGAGTGACGGTATAAGACGTCTTTGTACCTTGGTTAGGACCCCCAACGGTGTTGGTAACAACACCATTAACCGTGATAGGCGTACAGTTATTGAACGCCGTGGGAGTTGCATAAGCAGCACCAGTACCCTGTACAACAGCAACGCAATCACTAATAAGAACCGTGTCTGAACTGGTCAGGCCGTGAGCGTATGCGCAATAGACAGTAGCCGTAGTTGAGGAGGTTGGGGCTGAAATACCAAGAACTGGTAGAACTTTGCCGACACGAACTGTGGCAGCAATACCGGTACCAGTAGGAGTGGCTAGCTGGGGATTAGTGATGAACATACCTGCGATAGTAGATTGCGCAGGGAATTCAGCCTTTAGGCCCCGTTGATTGCCATAACCTTGTTGAATAGCATAACCAAACGTGTTGGTGTTAGTTGGATTGCTTAGGCCCTGATAAATGTCTTGACGTCGCACAGCGAACGTCTTGAGCATCAGGGTTTTGGCTGCAGATGATGGTGTAATGAATTGATCAGGATATTTAAACATATTGTCTCCTAGAAACAGGGGCCGAAGCCCCTGCTTTCATTACGCGCCTGCTGAACCGAACAGACCGCGAGGATCGCTCCAGCCGAAGCTGTAACGTCCAGTAGCCTTGAACTTAGCATTCTCCGTATCGAAATCATTGTCTTCGCTGAACTCGTCTTCACGGCGCTCGAAGTACTTCATGCCATCTGGCACGTTAGTACGGATGAACCATGCATCTGGGTCAGTAAAGAAGTGATTCATGATGATGCCCTTGGGGAACTTACCCATGTCGCGGAGAGCATTCAGATCATTAAGGTCACCACCAACACGTTGAGTGGAGTGGAGGATCCGATGCGCTTCAAACTCAAGGTTCCAAGGCACAATCAGTGATTCAGGAATTGCAGAGATAATCAGGCCACGGTCATTCTGGAACACGCTGATCTGAACAATTGCTTGCTCAAGGGCGGCTTCAGAGAGGTCAGAAGGCACTGCTAGTGTGTTGCTCCACGTACCACCGACAACGTTGGGGTGAGCCGAGTTGATCAGTGAAACGCCATCGCCGCCGAGGTATGATGCATTGAATGCACGGTTATACACGTTGGCACCTACGATCTCCTTGGTTTGACGCATGGAGAACGCAAGACCCTTAGCACGCTTCTTGGCTGCTACGTCATAGAGATCATCTTCAAACATTTCACGAGTGATGATGAAACCCAGACCGTATACAATGTGCGTGTATCGGGTGATGAAGCCTTGGCGTTGGGTGTCATAACTGATACCGCTGCCTTCAGGCTTTTGGATTGCGTAACCGAAGGACGTAACAAGCACGTCTTCTTCATAGTTACGGGTTGATGTTTCTTTCTCGAAAATCTTGTCAAATTCGACAGGATACTCGTTGTAGGCTTCCCCGTACCAAGCATTGACGCCGGGCCAGAGAGCCTTACTAAACGAGCCAGTAGTGATTGGCATACTCATAGTTTAGCTCTCCTTAAATTCCGGCAGTACCAGTTGAACCCATAAAGTGTGAATTAATGTAGCATTCCACTTTAGGATACAGACCAGCGGTACTCAAGTCTTGGTCAATACGCATAACATAGCGGAGGATCGTGAGGCCCAGAGTTGCCGTAGTGGCAGCGGTGGACACGTCAACCATCATGTTGGAAAGACCGGCACCAAAGTTAGATGTTGCAGCGGTAGCAATATATGGGCTAGCATTAAGACCAATATAGTTAGTACCAGCAGCAGCGGCAATGTTTGGTGCAACTGCAACGCCGGCAGCGCCACAGAGTTGTGCTTCAAAGATAAGGTCAGGTGCGTCAGCTACCCAGACATAACGGCCATTGGCGTTAGATGCGGGGTTGAAACCTGAGTTTTGTAAGTTCGTGGGATCCGCGAGGAAACCTACGATAGCACCAAGAATAGGTACTGTACCTGCAGTAGCGAGGCGGCCAACGATGGGAATACCAACTGGGTAATTAGACCAAATAGGGCTAACAGTGGAAGAGGTAGTACCAACGTAGGCAACCAAGTCACCAACAGCGTACGTGTTTGCATCCGTGCTTGGGATGTAGTACAGGTTCGACTGGCCATTATACATGGAACCATTCATATGTCGAACAGGACGGAATCCGGCAGGACGATTTACGTTTGCCATTAATTTCTCCTAGATTACTTCCTAGGCGCGTTTACGGAGTTCCTCAGTGAGTTTAACTTGCCCGTATTGGCCTTCAGAAGCTTGTGGGTTTTTAATTCCAGCTTCCTTGGCGTCCACAACTTTAGACTTCTCGTCTTGGTCTTCTTCGTAGAACTCGCGTTCAATAGACACTAAAATTTGTTTCTTCGTACCGCCAACGGAAATTGAGTTGTCCGTGGCAGAGGGGACGTCAGTACGCTGTCCCCCGACGAGATGGCTCTTGATAGGTTCGATACGGTAGCCAGCTTCTTCAAACATGGCAATACGATCAGGTGTAGCATCAATAAGCCGATAAGCCCTATCGGGGTCTGTATTAACGATTTGCAAGCGTTGACGGGTGCCAACTGGCTTGCGCTTAGGGCGCACTGGCGCTTTGGTTTTGTTCTCTACTGTTGTCTTTTCCATGTTACAGTCCCTTTGATCTCTTGATCTGTTCTTTATATTCCTTCTCGTCTATCTTCGCTCCGGCGCGGATCATACGCTTCATAACCCGCTCTTCCTCTTCCGTAAGCTTGAATGTGCCTGCTGTGGATCGGCTCTGTCTACCGGTAGTCACATCTGGGGCATCATCCTTGTTAGGATTGCGCTTGACAAACTTCTCAGGAAATTCTTCACGTGCCAATTTATTAATCTCCACTAGTACATCAGAAGGGCTCTTACCTTGTCGTGCAAGTAGGGCTCCCATGCCGTCAGCCCATGCAGTCATCTTAACATCCTTTTCATACCAAGGATTGGACTGCTTAAACTGCGTATATTCTGGATGTTCTTGCTGGCCGGCAGTAGCAACTGGTGCGCTCTGCTTCTGTGACGTTACTTCATCAATGCGGTCACGGAGATCTTCGGCCTTGGCCAGATCATTGTCTTCCAAGGCCTTCTTACGCTCGGCCTTCAGTTCCCTGATAGCCCGCTCGTAGGTAGCCTGTTCGATGGTTTGGTTATGCTTTGATAGGGCATCGACACCCTTCTTTAGATCACGGATCTGCTTGTGCTGGTCTTCGATCTTGTCAAAGAGAGACTTGCGGTCCATGAATTCTTCCGCAGGACGCCACTTTTTACCCGCGTTCTTTGGATCAGCCTTGAAGTCCTCTTCGGGTTGCCACCCGTTTTCGAGTGCTTGGGCTTCTACATCTGGTACTTCTGGTGCATCACTCATGCTTACTCCTGTATTTGCAAACTACGTCCTCATCATTGATGACAAGATATTTCTCGTCTTCGTTATCAAGGGCAGGTACAATCTTACCTGCATACTTCGCAAATACTACAGTGTCTCCCACCTTGATACCGCTGATGTAATGCTCGCTGCAAGAGGGGCCAATGTCAAGGACAGTTCCCTTGTCAATACCAGCCTGCATGCGCTCTAGGTCTTTTTCTGTTTCCTTCGCTAGTGCAAACCCTGCTTGGCGTGCCCGCTTTAGAACCGGGTCTTCTACTGCCAGTGACTTAAGGACAAGTTTGCAACCAACTGCTTCAACTGGATGTGTCATTGTGCTCCTCTGGGAAAATACTTGTGTCGAACTCTACGTCAAGGATATCTTTTAGGCCCTTGAGGTAGCCTGCTCGGTAGCGGTCATACAACTGGTCTTGTCCAGCCGTTGCACCTAATTCAATTTCTCCGTCTCGGATTAACTCTCGTATAGCTTGGAAAAACTCTTGAGTTACTGCGTCGTTTTTCCAGAACTTGAGGTCTTCGCTTGTGCTGTTGATTTTATTACCTCGTTCTTAGTTTTTGCAGCCTCTTCTTGCTGCTGCATTCCGGCTTGATGGGCTTCTTGGTCCTGCTGCATCCCCATTTGATGCTGTTGCTCTGTGTGGACTGCCTGTTGCTGTGCACTGGCCATGTCTACCGACATTTTTGCGTGTGCTTTAGCGGCATCCAGCTTGAGTTCCATTGCCTTCTTTTGAAGGTCCATCTGATGGGCCTGAGCCTTGAATTGCAGGTCAGCACCCTGTTTCTGTTGATCCATCTGCATGGACTGTTGCTGGGCTTGCTGCTCCAGCATGATCTTGGCTTGTTCCGCTTTGGCCTTCTCTTGAATAGCCATCATCTTGGGATCCGGGGGTTGCTGCACTGGGGCAGGGTGTCCGGTCTGCTGCATGCCGGGAATTAGTTCTTGCCAGTTCGGCTGCTCTTGCGCTTGCAAGATCCGCATCAAGACTTTCTGGGGATCCAAAGCCGGTCCAAACGCCTGCATAAGCTCCATCAGGGCTTGGGCCTTCATCAACTTTTCGGTTTGTGTGGTAGCTGTAGGATCCGCTGTTGGGCATACGTCATATACCTCACTATCAAAATCTTCGGGGTTTACAGCCTGTTGTCCAAGGACTTCTAGGTAGGTTTCCTTGTCCAGATAGTAGTTATTTAGCTTGAATACTTTCTTGTATTCCTTGGCCAGAGAACGGTAAATACGTTTGTATATAGCCGTAAAAACTTTCATTCCCTGTTCGATGGTAGCCATGGTGGTAGTGGCCGGTGTGTTTTGACCGGGCATCTTCCCAGTAAAAATCTCCGCCACTGATGCAAGTTCCTTGCCGCTGGAAATCAACATTCCCAATAATTGGAATAGAACCGAGGAAGGTTCTTTTGTTGGAAGCGGTACGATTTGTTTTCGTAGGTCATCTCCTGTAGCATTGACAGCACGCCACTCACCGGGGGTGAACTGGCTGGTGCCCATTTTCATGCGAAGGCCCTTACCAATAAAACCAATCTGCATGTTAGCCAGCGTACCGGCATCAATGAGTTGGTTCAGGATGGAGTTTATTCCCTCGTTAATCGGGCCAAGCAGGTGCCCAAAACCATAGTCATAATAGCTACCGTCAGGATTAGGTATAAAACCAAACTTCGTGTAATAGTTGACAGGTTCATAGCAGACCGGCTTGCCTTTCTTGTCCAGCTTGACACCGTTTTTGGTGTATCGTGCAGAAATACGGAGAATTTTCTTGGAGCTATGGTCAAAAGTTACGATATACGGCTCACGGAGCCCGTCATCATTAAGATCTAGCCATGTATGCTGCTCAATAATCTTGAACGGCGTAGTCCAGTCCACAGTTTTCTGTTTTTTCATGGTCTGGTTTAGCTGGGAAGCCTCTGGAGAAGGGGCATTCCCTAGATCTACGTCGAGGTATTCACCACCACGGATCTTTTCTTCAATCTTGTTCTTGGACAACCACAGGATTTCGGAGACACGCTCGCATTCATCTAGGTTAGTGGTCCAGTAATCTACAACAAAGTTCTCAGGATAGACCAAAGTAGACTGGATCTTGTCCGTAACTTTGCAGTAATACGTCTTTTTGTGCATCATTCCTACCACAGATACCTGCAGCAGGAGCTTGTCCATGTCCTCTTCCCAGTAATCCAGTGACTGCATTAACTGCCATGACATGTACTTGCCGATACGATTACCGGTGTCTGTCTTGGATCCGTCCGGATCGTTTCCCCAGACTTGGGCTTGGACAATGTTGCCGTCAGCAGGAACAAGGCTAGGATAAGCGCGAGCAGAAAACTGCATGGCAGCAGTACTAATAAGAGGATATTTGATATTTGATGCATCAGGCCATGGAAAAGTCTTTTTCTCAGAGATTTGACCTGCGAGTTTGAGCCATTCCTTTGTAGCCATGATCCACATCTTGCGGCTATCTTCATCATCTTCAAATCCCCGAAAGCACTCATTGGCAATCTTGGCTAGCTCATCCTTGTCCAGCTTTTTGGCAAGGTTAGTGGACTGGAGTGCAATGTCAAACGCATTGTCCATCTGATCCTGCTGCGCATCCTCGTCAGGAGGCTGCTGGGGCGCTTGTTGGGGTGGGGGTTGCTGCCCCCCTAGCGACACCTGCCCGGGAGCGCCTCCTGAGCCCATCTGAGGCATTTGGGGGCTAATACCCGGTGGGGAAATAGGTTGTTGGTAGGCCATCGAATTTATTACCTTTTTTATTGTTCCAATTTGCAGGAACAACTTGTAGATTATTTTCTACATGTAGGCCGCAAACAGTCTTTCCATTCAGTGGGACAATGTGATCTACTACCCAAGAAATTCCCGTAAGTTTTGTTCTAAGTAAAGCAAGATCGTATATTTCTTTAATTATCCACTCATTTGCCCCATTTAGCCTAGCTTTAGGATTTCTTCGTTTAGCCTCAGATTTTCTTCGAGAAGCATTTTTTGCTCCCGGACGAGCTAATGCATATTTTCGAGCTTCTTCTTTACTGTTTCTTTTTCCAAGTTTTCGCCAATTAGCAACCGTTTTTAAAACGCAACTTCCACATTTGTTTAGACGCCCGCTTGCCATATCCGGATGTTTGTGAAACTGCTCTAGGAGTTTCGTCTCCCCACACCATTTGCAAAGCTTCGTTTGTGGCATAACCGGTCCATTGGGAGCGCCCATTTGCTGAGGTTGCTGCATGTTCCCGTAGCTCATCCTGATATTCTTCCTCTGCTTCTTCTTGCTGGGTTGGGGCTTCAATAATCATGTCTAGTAACATACCTAGGTAGGCAAAGGCATCCACTTGGTCATCCTTAACACCACGAGGGAATTTAAGGACTTCATCTTCAAAGGCTGGATACCAGTCTGCCTTCATATCGAATTTTACTGTCTTGGCACGCATCCGGGCCTGTATGCTCCGGGATCTTTGTACCTTGTCCTTGCCCCCATGCTTAAGTTTAATTAGTGTGGGAAAGATGTTTTCCTTTACCATGGCTTCCCTGAGATAGGGGCCTAGGGCTTGGGAGACCATCATTTCCTCGATACCTATGGCTTCCGGTTTGTAGGTCTTTTCGAGCGCGAGGATCGTGTCGATGATTTCTTTACCATCCAACCGCTCTCGTATAACATTCCTAATATGTAATCCGCGATCTTCATCCACGGCAGCAACAATAAAAACACTATAATCGCTACGAGATTCAGTAGATATTGCAGGATCAATCGTAATATAGTACCTAACGATCTTTTTCTTGTCTTCATCATCCTCACGTTGAAAGTCCCCCCGTTTAAAGTAAGCAACCGATTCGTCCATCGGGTTGTTGAGGTACTCCTGTGAGTACAGATCTAACATTCCATCTTTAGTAAACTCCTCCATGCGGAGCTTAAAGTAGTCTTTGTTAAACCTCTGTGGCCAAAGAATCTGGTCAAAATTCATGGTGTGTGCACGGTATTTTACCGATTTCCACATCATTTTCTTTGGGTAAGTCGAATAAACCTTGAGTCCGGTATCTACTGTCCACTTGTCGTTGGGCATTAGATTTTCCAGCACGCTGTCCATGTGTAGGATAGTACCCCACATACGCAGCTTGCCTTTGAGGGACAGGCAGGGGATTAAAGCCCCCCGGAACCACCGCTTTAGTTTGTCTCGGCGGTCCTTGTTCATTACCAGTTCGTCGTTCTCTAGGTCATCTACGAGAACTAGGTCTGGGCGGGAACCATCCCACAGCAGACCACGAAGCTTTTGTTCAGCACCCTTACCCATAACCCGGAAAAGAGTGCCATCCTTGAATTGTACTATAAAGTCTGTTTCAGTGTCTTTGACGAAATTGGCTTGGCCTTTGTCGTTCCTAGCTATTCCGAACAGGTCTATCAGGGTTTCATTCTCAGCTATCTCGTTCTTCATTGAGTTTACGAACATAGCTGCTTGAGCTTCTGTATCGGACACAATAAGGCAGTAGCGAGAGTTCCGGAATAACAGTTCGGCTAATCCGTACGCCAGCGTTCCTGCCGTAGATTTGGCGTGTCCCCGTGGGGCAGCGATAGCTACAAACTGATGATCCGAGCAAGCTAGATCCCATAGTTCTTTGTGGAAAGTAGGTGTTTCAACAGCGTCATCGAATCTTTTCGCTAGCACTGACCCCACGAAACCTTCTAAGATTTCGCGGGTTAATTTCATCGGTAAAGAATACTAAGGGCTCCAGCAGTACCGGCAGTAACGATAGTAAGCCCGTTTACGAAGTTAATACCACTACCGGCAGGGATTCCTACGTTAGGGGTACCTACAGCCATAGTAACTGCACCAGCAGTCATCAGGGTACCTGAAGCAGCGGTATTGTCATAACCAGTAACAGTCCACGTAGTACCGGCATTGGAGCAGATAACACCGAGAAAGGTACCGGGACCATTCTTTACGACAAAAGTACCGGAGGTACTAATTGGATATTGCCAGCATCCTTGGGGATCTGGATCTACTTGAACTGTCATCGCCCTCTCCCCATATTTTTCTGAACTATTGTCTTTTTCATGCCGATAGGACGTTGGATCTTGGGTTGACCCTTTTCCATACCGCGTTTAGGCTGGGCTGGGCCAGCACTCAATTCCTTGATAGGACCATGTACTTGTCGAGAACCAGCCATTACTTTACCTTACGGGTAATCTTGGCTTGACCAGCAACAGTGCCACGCTTTTGCATACCACGATCAGCTTCCCGGTCTTTCTGGACAGGATGATCAGCAGCACGCTTGGCACCGGCTTCCATGGGGTAGCTGGGGTGGGGTTCGTACTTCTTGGCGTTAGAGGTGCCCCCCTTCATGTGATCATGCAGTTCAGCAGCGTTGTTACGATGATGGGAGTGTCGGCTAGTAATAGCCGCATTCTTGGGGGATTGTCCGGATGCCATTTTCTTATCTCCTTGGAGGGCTTTGGGGAATGACCCCGAGGTAATCATGATAGTTGTTTATAAAGTTCGTACCCTAGACCGCTTAGGATGATTACCAGCCCCAAGATCAAGGGGACGTTTACACCAGCAGTTTGGGTTGTTACAGGGTTGTGGTCTACGGGGGTAGTACTTCCGCTCGGAAGGGATTGAACTACTTTTCCTTGGTAGGATACGCCCTCAGAGCTGGCTGACTGGATCGATTCGCCAGCCGTTGATATCTCGTTGTTCATCCTCGTTTACCTTTAATGGAGCCGTCTGCGTTACGTCTGTAGGACTCGTTGGAGTGGGCAGAGATTGCTCGGGTGTTGGATCTGACATTCTTCCCTCCTTTGGATAGGGGCTTTATATGATCAATTTGTAGCTTGGAGTGTTTGGAGATTACGCCGTCTTTGACTGCTTCTGCACGGGCTTTGTTACGCTCTGCACGCTGTTCTTTACGTCCGGGATGCTTTTTATCCCAAGCATCTTCCTTTTTATAATCACGTTTACCGTTGGTCATGAAAGGCATTTAAAACTCCGGATAATCTTCGGATCCATCATCAGGCTCTTCATCAGGGTAGGGCCACAGGTGGCTGGGATTCGACATGCTCTATTACTTCCACACGGTTAGTCTTGTTAGCCATGTCCTTAAAGGCTTGGGCTAGTTGTTCTAGGTGGTTAATGTTGGTTTGTTCTGTTTGTACCCGTTCACCCCGGTCCTCTAACTGGAAAGACTTGTCCAGAAGGTCTACAGCGATTTTATGGGCATCCTTGGCTTGGATAGGCTTACGACGCATTTCCCCGGTTTTCTGGTCATAGATCCATTCTCCATTTTCCAGCCGGTCCTGAGCTACATCCATAGCCTTGTCAGCAATCTTACGAAGCTTGTTGTTAAGCTGGATATTACCTTCACGCTTAACCTGTTCAGTAAGATCCTTGAACCATTGGGAATTAACCCAAGTGTTCATGGTATTCTTGTTTATGTTCAGTGCTGCAGCAGTAGCTGCTTGGTTACCAGTGATAAGATAGCATTTAACTGCTTCCAGCTTTTCCTTATCAGTGTACCACCTATTCCATGAGGATTTAGGTTTACGTTCTTGAATTGACTTGGTATCGGTTAGCATCTATGCCACCCCTCTATGTTTTAATATGTATTAATATATGTAAACTAAAACCTTAAACTAGACATAACCTATATACCCATATAAACTATAGATATAGATTTTAAGGTCAAAACCATTATAAATAATCTAATGTATTAGGATTAATAGAACCATAAAACTATTAATCTTTTTTTACACTACACAATATTATACCATACTTTAAACCTCGGTGTCAAGAAGAATCCTATAAAACCCCCATTTACCCCCAATATATCCGTGTCAGAATAAAAACTAGCGCTTTTCAGCATGTAAGTGATTATTGTAGGATAATACTAATACAGTATACGTCTTAGTTGGTGGGAATATAAAAAATTTCTGATGGAGCATTAAGCGCTCCAATATAGCCCCACTTTTCCCCCCCTACCCCCTTTGCTTTGATTTATAGACCATCCCGTATATATGGTTTTAGGGTGATAATGCCTCTCATTTACATTCATTAACTTGCCGCACCGGACACGGCACATTACATGTCATGTATCTGTATCCTCCCCTAGCACGGATGGGTACGCCGGGAGTCTGGTAGTAATTTACTACTTGTCTCTTTTTTACAACACTAGGCTGTTACATCTGTTACACTTTAACTCTTGACATTAGAGTATTCTGTGATATACTTTGTGCATGGTTGATTGATTGATGATTTTTTAAAGAGGCTAACCCATGCGTGATTTTCTTGAACTGGCGCTAGTGATGAGCGTGGCGACAATCGGCGGGCTGGCGATTCTGTGGTTCACGGCAGTGGCTTGCGTGGCGATGCTAAATGTCGGCTAGCTTGACACAAGCGCAATAATCTGATATACTGTAGTTAATGGCTGGGGAATAGTCCCTAGTCATACTTCCTAAAGGGAAAATCATGGAAAACCTGAACGCTTTTGAAGTCTCCTCTGATGACGCGGTTGCGGTTGATGCCGAAGTTTTGACGGTAGGCGATGGGGAGCACATCTATCGCATTGACCAAAAGACCTACGACGAAACCAAGAAGGCGGTAGTAGCGCAAGCCGGTGTCGCCAATCGTTGGATCGTCGCAGAGCCGGGAATCTCCAAGATTTTTGGAGCGGAAAAGGACGAAGAAGGCACTCCGATAAATAAGGACTGCTACACTTCGGGTACGCCTGCTTACAAGGCACTGACCGAATTCCTGAAGAAACTGCACCCACTTTATGCCAAGTGGGAAGGGCAAGTGATGGCGTTCAAGTCTGCCAAGGCAGGCGGGCAAGAGCCGGTAGTAATTGCCGAACTGGAAGAACGCCGCAATCTTACCGCGAATAAGATCAAGGCTGACACCCAGAACGGCATGCGCGCCCTGCAAGATGCGTTCATCCGTCACAAGCAGGGGGAGCGTGAAGCAGCTAGTGCCAAGTCTCCCCGTGATGTACTGACGGAGTGCTCGCTGCGAATGGGCAAGTTTGCGGATCGTAAGAACGTCACCGAAGCAGAGAAGGCGACGGCCGCTAAGGTTAAGCAGGTACTCGATGGCATGCTGTCCGGAGGGCTTGATGCGATCTGGAACGCTGTCCCGCTGGCCCCTGTCGCTGGCAAGATCACGAAAGACTACACCCAGCCCAGCGCGGTGAAGGTGATGACGGCTGATGATCTGGCCGAAGCACTCGCCAATCAGTTCTAAATAAAAGTAGTAAATTACTACTTAGAGCCTGCCCCTTCGGGGGTGGGCTTTTTTTCGTCTATTACTTTTGAAGGTCGGTCCATGTCAGAATACCAGCGCCGATATTGTGCCTGTGGAAATGTCATAATGGAAGGTCGGTCCAAACTGGGATATAATGTATGCCTAGAATGTGGGGAAATACGAGCACGCAAATACCAGCATTGTATCGTGCCTATGCACAAGTCCAACTATGTCCCAATCACTAATCGCAATGATTTAATCGGTATAAATGTGAAGGTCGGTCATTCGTAAAGGTAAACCAATGAAATACAAAATCACAATCGCTAAATATAAGCACGAAACAAGCATCAATACGGCCAAAGGATTGGCATGGCCACACCTTCGTGGTACATGGATTCCATGTATTGATGAGCAAATTGGAGGCAAAGAAAAGAAATTTGCGCCTATTGGCATTGCTTTTAATTGGCTTTGGTTGCGTGTTAAAGTAATAGAAAGGTCGGTCACGGCTAACTCGCATCGCAATTCAGGCTCAGGCTTGACCTAAGGCTGAATCTGTGCTATAATGGGTATGTAGGCTGGGAACAGGGAAGCTTGCACGTTAAGCTAAATTAGTAGTAAATTACTACTTTTAAGGTGATGATAATGACTATTGCGTACACTGTTGTAATCGTGATGATGATCTTTTGTATCTTTGGAGAAGATCGATGACTGACGATCAGCTTGATGTATTTCTCGCAGTGGGAATTTTCGCTGTAATAATCCTGATTGTCTGTGCCAAGGCAATCCTTTATATTCACTAGGAGTAGGAGATGAATTATGGATGCCTCGTTGGTGCTTGCCCTGATGTTGGAAACCGCAGACATGTCTCAAACTCTGTATATGACGCGGCACCCGCAACAGTATCAAGAAATGAATCCAATATTAGGAAGCCACCCGTCACAAATAAAGGTGGTCTGCTATTTCCTGACTGCCGATGCGGGTTTAGTAGTATTCAATCATGTCCTGCCAAAGAAGTATGTTCCTGTCTTAAACTATGGGACAGTGGCTATTGAGGCAGGGTTTGTTGCGCATAACGCGCATATCGGAGTGAAGTTTTCCTTTTAAGGACTAATCATGTTCTTCGCACTAGCAATGAACCGGCAACGTCATTCCAGTGATGGTGATGATGAGTGGGTTACGACTAACATTCGTATGGGGGGGTACAAGTATCTCAAATCTGCTATCAATGCGTTAAAAGGTCGGTCTGCAAACGGTGTCGTGGTCAATGAATCACGTATCGTTGTGGCTTCACTACAATCCAACAAAGTAACGGTGCCAAATGCCTAAAGCAAATTCAATGCTAGACACGTTGTACGATGCCCGGGATAAATATCTCTGGGGTGGGGCGTCAGATCGTAATTGTGATTTTGACAGTCAGTGCACACAAATTTGTTTTTCCCGCTGGGAAGCAGAAGATGACGCTCCTTATGGACTCTCTTATAGGCCTGATCATTTAGAAGGTTGGATTAATGAATTTGATACCAACAGGGATCCAAACAACAACTTTGATGAATTTAAGGAAGGTAAAGAACGTCAAGGTGCACGTTTCCTGACCTTGTCCATGTATATCACTGTTATGGAGGATGAGGGTGAACCCAACCCATCTGCTTATTCTCACTACTGAAGAGTTTACGCCTGACACTCCTAATCTGGGGTGTGAGGTGTATTCAGGACCCAAAGAAGACATGGAAGGGTTATATCAGGAAGCACTAGCGTCTGAGACCAGTGATTACAAGACTTATCTACTGGTCAAGATTGAGGCTCGTGCTGACATGACTATAACCGAAACATATCGAGAGGACCCAAATGGGGAATAAGGAATGCAGCGCTACATTGACATGTGCATCCGAAACGGATGGACAGGACGAAGAAAAATCGTATGCTTTGCCGTTGTCGGAAGGCGCATTGTATCCATTGGACATAACTCCTACTCCAAAAGTAGTAAATTACAGCGTAGGTGCGCACACAACACAGGTAATACCCTACGACTATATGAACACGCCGAAATTGCAGCCTTGCGGCGACTTCGCCAGCGATCCGTATCTGGGCTTCGGTTGTTAGTAATTAGGCTCGATAAGGACGGTCAGCCGCGCTTGGCTAAACCATGTCCTGTATGTCAATCTGCAATTAACCTCTATGGAGTTAAGCATGTCGAATACACTGAATCTTGATGAGACTTTTGGAGAGTATGTGCCGGCGTACATTGAGGAAGATGATCCTTATGGAGGGAAGTATGATGAGGATGATGAGGATGAAAGCGATTCCTCTGGGCCTGCAGTAGCAACAATCACCCCATCAGTAGAGCGCTACTGGATCCGCCACAATTCCCAGCAATTCCACGAAGATGAGACCGGCTTTCACAAGATGTATAATGCGGCCACCAAATACATCTCCCAACGCAGGGCAGATAAGCTGCCTGAGCGGGATGAGCCGGGTGATATGCGTCAGCGGGGTATCTGGACGTTTGAACCCCAAAGTCAAATGTCGTGGAATGCCTATTCACAGATGAGTTGTGCTGTGGGTATGGCTAACGTGTATGGTCAGCGGGATATGGATCGCCTGACTGAGATTGCCAACAAGTATGGCAAGCCGTTCCTGTTTACTTGTGTCTCACCCTCGTTGAAGCAGTATGCATTCAGTAAGCCTGAGAAGTACAAGTACCTGTTCTCCAGTGAGTCATGGATGTACGGGCACAAGGAAGTTTGTACCTTTGTTACTATTACTTGAAAGGAAATACCATGGCCGGCAAAGCAGTTCGTGAAGGCAACGTCGTAGTTCTCCACCGCACTGACGGCAAGACTGTCGATGTGTTTACTGGCCAAGGCTGGGACAAGCACACGGTGTTTGAAGTCAACGAGGGCAAGGTTCGTCTCATTCGTGGTGCGTCTGTCACTAATGAGGAGTTCCGCAAGTTTAAGGAAAGCCTGTGAACGCAAGCATGTTGTTTGAGTGCCACCGGTTTGGTTCATCTGAGACTATCCTTAGTGCAGATGAATTGACTCGTGAGCATAAATTCCTCATACTGCATGGTGGGGAGGATATCTCTCCATCATACTATGGGGAAGTTCCTATCAAGACGAGTGCCAAGTCAGTCCCATCTTTACGGGATAAGCTAGAGGTTGAAGCCCTCAAACGTGCATGGGAACTGGATATCCCTGTGCTCGCTATCTGCCGTGGTGCACAGCTTGCTTGTGCAATTCAAGGTGGTGGTATGTTTCAGGATGTTCCGGGCCATGTGGGTGAGGATCATATCCTAGTCATACCTGAGGAAAACAATCGTATCATCATGACTAATACTTGTCATCATCAAATGATGATTCCAAAGGACGGTCATGTTTTGGCGCACGGTGGTAAAGTCAATCGTCGTCGCTTCAAGGGTAAAGAGTATGTTGTAGAAACTATGGAAGAACCTGAAGTTGTGTACTGGAAGGATACACGTACTTTGGGGGTTCAAGGGCATCCTGAATGGGACTACTCACGCAATAGTATTTACGATTACACCAAATCTCTTATGTTTAAACTTTTTGGAGTTGAATATGTCTGAAGCTGTCAGCATTTCTGATCTCAATGCCCGGGACCGGTATATTCTGGTTGGTTCGGATCCTGAAGTGTTCCTTACGGACACTGGGGGCCGGTATGTCAGTGCTATTGGCCGGTTTAATGGCACCAAGGAAGAGCCCATCGCAGTTAAGAGTCTTGGCAAGGGGTACGCTGTCCAAGTGGACAATGTGCTACTGGAATACAATACCCCTCCGGCAAAGAGTGCCGCCAATTGGCTCGAAGCCCATCGGAATATGCTCCAATATCTCCGTTCCGAGGCTGCCAAGCAGAATCTGCTGGTGAGTATCGATGCGTCGGCAGTAATGCCGGACTCTGAGTTACAGCATCCCGCTGCCCGTGTGTTTGGTTGCAGTCCTGACTTCAATGCATGGGAAATGCGGATCAACAATCCTCCCCGCGCCAATGACCCTAACCTGCGCTCTGCTGGTGGTCATATCCACGTAGGGGGCATTAGTAAGTTCACCAATCTTCAGAAGGTGAATGTTGTTCGTGCCATGGACATGCTGGTAGGTTCTCTGGCTACCCTTGTGGATACGGATGAGCGCCGTAAGGAACTGTATGGGCGCCCCGGTGCCATGCGGTTCAAAGACTATGGTGTAGAGTATCGCACTGTGTCCAACTTCTGGCTCAAGTCTGAAAGTCTGATGCAGGCTGTCTATGGCCTGACCACCAAGGCTCTGACTGCCAGTACTCATCGGTCTTTCACTAGTCAGGCTCACGAGGAGGATGTGCTTCGGATGTTCAAGCACAACGATAAGGCTCTTGCTCGGGACCTGATGATGCGTCTGGGTGTTCGTTCTGAGGAATACGTATGAGTCATTACCTAGAGTATGCCACTGAGGATGTGAGTCGAAAGTATTCAGGTACTACCTGCTATGCCGTAGACAAGACTACCTCAGAGCCTATCCTTGTTACTGTGGGGAGTGTCCGGTGGAACGACGATGTAAACACTACAGAAGCAGAGATCCATCGTGTAAAACCTGACGGAGATCTTGGATCTGGAGCCCGGTATCCGGTAGACACTGAAACGGCTAAGAATCCTCCAGAGAGGACGACAATCCGCTTGCTGCCCTTACTGCTGCGGGCGGGTTATCGTTTAGTGGGGGACTCAGTCTATCGGATAACCCGAAAGATGCATAAGTCTTTTATGTGGGGAGCTAGCAATGATGTATACAGCGCCTACACTGAGAATAGTGGGTTAGATTTTAATGGCCCATCTATCCGGCGTGTGATCATGGTAGGAAAGACCCAAGGTAAGACAAGCCATGGTACGCTGTTGGATAGTAATTTCCTGATAGACAATGGGACGGTCATGCTGTTGGGTGTGGCCGTTGGGTTCTGCAAGGGCAAAGAAATCTTTGGCGTCAGCCCTGCAGTTGCAAAGCTTTTAACTGACATAGGTGGAGAATGGATAATCCGAGCTTAGTTGCTATGTTTGGCGCCAAAGCCAAACTAGCCGGTCAAGTAGAACGGCAGGCTTTTGCTATGGAACGCTACGGTAAGATACCTACTTACTTTGGTGCTTTCTATAAGCCGATAGGTATGGAGTTTGAGATTGAGAACATTGGCCCCGCTCCAAGTGGTCTGGTAGTTTATCGGGACTCGGTGTACTGGAAATACACCAAGGACAATAGCCTTCGCAATAATGGGGTAGAGTTTGTTTCTGTCCCGGTGTCTGGTCATTCGATAGACTATGCGCTATATGAACTGGAGACTGAGCTAGGTATCCGGTATCCAGATCACATGGATTCTATTCGTACCAGTATCCACGTTCATGTGGATGTGTCTGAGTGGAGTCTGCGGGAACTGTTTGCTTTGCCTACGCTCTATGCTTTGTTTGAGGATGTATTCTTCTCATTCCATAACGAAGCCCGGCAAAACAATCCTTACTGCTATCCGATTACGTCCCTTGCCCCTAACGGACTTAGTGTGTACACTGAGGCTAAGTACTGTGCTCTTAACTTAGCTCCTGCACAGACTCAGCTATCCGTTGAGTTTCGGCATGCCAACTTCGATAGGGACATGAAGAAGAATCGTCGTTGGATTCAGATTGTGTGCAAGTTCATGAAGTATGCCGAAGAGCATCGCAGTGAACTGGTTGAGATAGTCAAGCGCACAGTTATTCAGGATGACTACCTGAAACTCTTTAACGTAGTGCTGGGTAAGTCTGCTCAGTTCTTTGACGAAGAGCTAGTGTATGGAATGATGAAAAACAACGCCCCTTGGGCAATCGCTGTTACGGAGGTGCTTTAATGTGTGGAATTTGGGGCATATTTAACAAACGCGGTGGGTGGACCTCAGCCGAAGATCTGAAGCTGGCTAACTGGATGAGCCTTCTGTCTACGGATCGTGGTGAACATTCAACCGGGTATTGTTTTGTACAGAAGCAGCTAGACACTACTACGGACGGTCATTTCGATGCGCCGCATATCATCAAGTCAGTGGGTAGTCCGTTCAGTATCCTGCACCAAAAAGAAGGGCGTGAGGCACTTATAGAGGGTAATCGGTATGCGACTCAGATCTTTGGTCACAACCGGCATGCTACTCTTGGCTCTATCAAGCAGTCCAATGCCCATCCGTTTGTTGAGGGTGACTGGGTGCTGGTGCACAATGGAACGATTTATGGGGGCGTAGACCTGCCCACCAGTGGGGTTGAGGTAGACTCCCATGCCCTGTGCCTTAAGATCAATGAGGTGGGCATTAAAGAGGCCCTGATGGGTATTCAGGGTGCGTTTGCAATCATTGCCTACAACAAGCGTACACACCAAACGTTTGTTGCTCGTAATGGTGAGCGTACCCTGTTCCAGTTCTCGCATGCGGATTACTGCTATGCTATGTCTACGGAGCTAGAGCTTGAGTTTGCTCTCAAGAAGTATGGGCGATTCAAGTACTTCCCCAAGACGGAAGAAACCGGGAACATTACCCCATTCAAGCCCCATGTGCTGTACCAGTTGACTCCCAAGGGCTTCGAGGAAGTGGATAAGGTACTCCCGCGCCCCAAAAGTTATTATCAAGTGGCTCCGGCGACCCCGGTAAATCCCGGCCCTGCTCAGGCCCCGTTTACCAAGAAGGTGGAACAGCGTATCACGCCGTACACCCAGCTTGATGAACTGTACTTTACTGTGGATAGCATGGTGGGTAGTGGTCAGAACCAGTTCAAGTACTTTGCTACTGGTGACAATCTGGAAGATGTTATCTTCTATACCCGAGAGCCCCATGCCCATCTGTTGGGTAAGGAAGGCAGTGCAATCCCCAGTAGTGTGCTGTCGTCAGAGACTGGCAAGAAGACGTACCAAGTCAAGTTCAAGGAGATCTATTGGGTTGATGACGTTAATACCCCACCAGTGGGTACTGTACTAAAAACCATACACACCTGTCAGGATTGTGCTGGGCAGGCTGATGAAGCTACGGGAGCTATTGAGATGCGCCAAGATAAGTGGATCTGTGGTGCCTGTGTCGCTGATTTCCGGGCGAATTGCGGGCGTGTTCTTGAGAAGTCTATCCTACAATGAAGATAACTGTTCATCCGTATAAAATGAGTAGCCGAGGTGCAAAGCAGCTTGCTAATGCTTTGACTAAGGTTATGGGATATAAGGTGTGGCGAACTAAAAAGCCTCGCCCAAAGCCTGTTTATTGGGGACACCCTAATGGAATCAACGCAAATAAGCTTCACACGCTACAGGCCTTCACAGAGCACGGCGTTAGCTGTCCCGAGTACACCCGCGATGCCAGTGTTGCCCGTGACTGGCTCAAGTCCGGACCAGTTATTGCTCGAAAGCTGCTATGCTCTGCTGCTGGAAAGGGAGCAATTTATCTCGAAAAAGGAGCCGAGCTAGTTGACGCAAAGCTGTACCTGAAGTATATTCCCAAGAAGAAGGAGTATCGTGTACACTGCTGGCAGGGTAAGGTTATCCTCGTTCAAGAGAAGCGCCGGCGACGGGGATCCAGTCCTGATCCTAAGATCCGAACTCATGGAGACTGGGTGTTTTGTTCCAAGGATATTGTGGAACCCGCAGATCTTCGGGAGGTCGGTCTGGGTGCAGCGGCGGCGGTATCGTTCTCGGCCTCTGGGGCTGTTGATGTAGTGTGGAATGAAAAGAAGGGTAAGTGCTTTGCACTGGAAGTCAACAGTGCTCCCGGCATTTGCCCCAGTACTGCGCTAGTATACGCCAACAACATTAAGGAGTCTTTTGATGAATCTTCCTATTAAACCGGGTATGTATGTCTATGACGCCTCAGATTATGACTTGCTCCACGAGGATGATGTGGGGGAGGTAGAAGTCCTTCGTGCTTGGAATCATGGATTTGTATCTGCCGGTACTTTAGATGACTTTGCGGGACAGGCCGTTTACTCTAGTAATGAGGCAACTCGGAATGATTATTTAAATCAACTCGGGGGTGGGGTTTGGACTGCTTCGTTTACTGTGCTAGACGGACAAGTAGTACTGGTTACTCCTCCCCCACCCCTCAACGATGTCGCTTACCCCTTCCCTAATTTTGAGCTACCAGCTTTTTTGAAGAAGAAGGCTGCACCAAAGCCTACGGATATGTCGTTTGTAACTTCTCCGGACGTTCTTCGGTCAAAGATGAAAGAGCGTTGGCCCAGTCAGGTACCTGCAGTAGCTAACCTGATGATACATGATTACGACAGTCTTTATCGCTATGCTCAAGAGAAAGCTGAGTATGCGGAGAGAGCTGTATCTCGGGTGCTAGAGTGGGAGGCTCGCTGTCATGGAGTAACGGAGGATCTTGAGAAACTGAGGTCCACACACTTTGACATTAAGACCTTTACCAAGTTCTCCAAGAACCTGTACAAAGTTCTTGATGTTCAGGGTCCTGATATCCTCAAGGCAGAGGATCTACCCAAGTTCCTTGATTTTGTGTATGCTGAAATCAAGAAGGCTAACTACATGGAACCGGAGCTACCCTGATGGCTGGTTCAGTAAACCATCCAGATCATTACAACTGGCTGCCCAACAACATTGAGTGCATTGATGTTGCTGAGTGGATGGACTTTAACACAGGGAATGCTCTCAAGTACTTGTGGCGTGCTGGTCATAAGACGTCTGAGACTAGAGAGCAGGACCTGCGTAAAGCTATCTGGTACCTTGAGCGGGAGATAGTAAGGATGAAGACCCTATGAGTAGAGTAAAGCACATAGCATGTCCAGAATGTAAAAAACTAGGAAAGGATAATCATGGTGACAACCTCGCAGTATACCCAGATGGGGGACAATTCTGCTTCTCTTGCGGGTACTCAACAACTTCAAAACGATATGTACCTGAACTCCCTAGCCATGCAGTACGTAGCACCTTTCCAGTATGTGGCATTCCCCCCCTCGCTAGCAAATGGCTCGCTAACTTCCTTACCGAAGAAGAAGTCAAGCGACACTTCGTATATGACTCGGAGCTTGGCAGACTTGCCCTAAGAGATACCCTACCTAAGTTCTATTGGGGTCGTAGCCTCAACACCATGAAGGGGGTACCCAAGGTATTCACCAGCGGTACGATTCCATACCATATCTTTGGAGGTAAAGGTGACACACTGGTTATTGTCGAAGATCCTATATCTGCCTTGGTTGTTAGTAGATGTTATGCTGCTCTCCCTTTGTTTGGCTCTTATTTCCACAAGGACTGGTATCCGCTCCTCACCCGGTCTGGGTACAAGAACATAGTGGTTTGGTTAGACAATGACAAGGCATATGACAGCGTCAAGCTTGCATTAAATCTTCGTCACTTGTTTAACACGAAGTATGTGATTACTGACCTAGATCCAAAGTACTACAGTAAAGAGCTTGTTGAACTTTATGTTTCACAGGAATTAGCTGTTGCATAAATACAACATGCATACTCTTGACTTTTCTCTTGGGTTGTGTTATAATAATATTTATATTATATATATAATATATTAAATATATATATATTAATTAATATAATTATATTAAAACCTATATAATTAAATATATTATATAATATATATATTATAATATTAATATAAAGAATGTATTATACACTAATCCTTTAGATTTGTCAATACCTTTTAAGGATTTATTTTGATATTACCAAAAAGAAATGCTTATTACTTTAAAATTTATAAAAAGAAACACTGTGAAAAATGTGGGTTTGTAGCAATAAATCCGTGCCAACTAGACCAAGACCACATTAAACCTTTGCATCTTGGAGGAAAGGATGTAATAGAAAATATTCAGACTCTTTGTGCTAATTGCCACAGGCTTAAGACTTTAGAGGATCAATGGTTAAAACGGATGACGTTGGAATGGGAAGCTTGGGGAAAATGGAAGGGTCGTAATGCTAGAATTGCTAATTCTTCGTTCGCTGTTCAAGCGTGATTTATACCGGCAATACAGATCTTACATAACTGTTTCGGACAATCTTTTTCCCATCCTAGAGTCTATTGATCGGTGGTACCGGTTCAACATGGAAGATCCCATTGTTGAAGACATTATGGTAATTTTGGGGACGTTAGAAGACCCAGACAAAGAATATGCTTACGAAGCACTAGACCGGTGCTGGAAGCTAAATATTCCACTGGACATAGAAACATTACTACAGCAGTCACGTACGGCTCAGATCGCCTCTAAACTCGCCCTAGCGGCATTCCGGTTATCGGAAGGCAAGGAAGACCTAGGGACGGTCATGAGGATTGCCAAACAACTGGAGATTAAAGATGAACAAAGAGACTCTGAATTCGTATCACAGGACCTTAGAAGCATTCTACAAACTACGACGGGAACACCGGGGTTGCGTTGGAGACTCCCATGGCTCAACAAGTCTCTTGGATCTCTACGAAAAGGAGATTTTGGATTCATATTTGCTCGCCCAGAAACAGGGAAAACAACCTTCCTTGCCAGTGAGTGTACGAACTTCGCGTCCCAAGTATCCGGACCTGTCCTATGGTTCAACAACGAAGAGCAAGGAAACAAAGTCCAGCTTCGGTGTTTCCAAGCTGCTCTCGGGTGTACTGCGGCGCAACTGAACGAGGATCCTGAGCGGTATGACCAAGAGTACCAGAACCTAGGTGGTCATAACCTCAAGATTGTGGATAACGCCAGTACGTCTGCCCGGGACGTAGAGGCTATGTGTGCAGATCACAAGCCGGGGTTAATTGTCTTTGACCAGATCGACAAGATAAAGGGGTTTAAGAATGATCGAGAGGACCTTGCTATGGGAGCTATCTACCAATGGGCTAGAGAACTGGCAAAGCAGTACGCGCCAGTCATCGGAGTCTGCCAAGCTTCCGGGGATGCTGAAGGTGAACCTTACCTACACATGGGACACGTATCTAACGCCCGAACAGCTAAACAGGCTGAAGCAGACTTTATCATCGGAATTGGAAAGACTCACAATGCCGGTGAGGAATATATACGATATTTCAACATTTCCAAAAACAAGCTCGTTGGCGACGCCGACACAGATCCCAGAAGCCGTCATGGCAGACAGCAAATCCTCATCCGCCCAGACATAGGAAGGTACGAAGAATGTTAAACAGAAACCTTATAGGGTTGCTAGAGGAAGCGCGGCGCGTGTTTGAGTACCCCGGCACCTACTCCGCACAGTTCAAAGCCACTCTTGCGGGCCGCCTACACGCAGCCATTGCCGAGCTTAAAGAAGCAAAGCCGGT